GGAACAATTCGATGACGCGGAAGACTTCGAGTGGAAGTAAGCTGAATGGTTGACACGACTAAATACAAGTCCGTGGCCATACGGATCCCCTATTATGACGCTTTAGTCAGGATGGGGGCGACCACGCTGCGTGGACCGGGACAGCAGATGATGGTGCTGATCAAGAACGAAGCAGATGAGAGAGGAATAAAGATTAAAGATGAAAGAATTAAGAAAAGTAACAGAAAAAATTAAGAAGGTTCTCATTGACGCAGAGCGTGGCAATGAGGAGTTTCCTTGGATCGTGGACAAGCTGTCCCTCATTAAGATGTATGACATGGGGCTGCCGATTCACATGGTCCTGGGGCTGATTGACGAATTCGTGGAGGACGTGGAGGAGAGAAAACGCATAAAGGCTTTGGAAGGGTTCGATGAGGAACACGTACGAAAAGTTTATGACAAGGTTAATGTAAAATGGAACGACAGGAACATCAACTAACGAAGAAGATCATTGATCTTCACCAGGTGGAGGACGGCGCCATCAATCCCAAGACGGGGTTGACGGAGAAGCCTTCGTGGTACGTTCGGTTCGAAGACATGTCTGATCGTGTGCTGTTCAGGTCCAAGTTACTAGAGCTATTATCGATGGGATTCAGGAAGACAGTGGAAAATTTCAAGGCCGGAAAGGCCACGACCATGCAGGGGGGCGAAGCGCGCTTCTGGGTTGTGGTGTTCCAGGACTATGAGGTGCGGCTTCAGACGAAATCGCAGATAATGGACATAGTGACGGAAGGACACAAGCACAGGGAGGATGACGACAATGCAAAATTCGAACGAAACGGACACGAAGAAATCACCCTCGACTAAGACATATCCGGACTGCTGGCCCATGGTCCGCATAACCTGGATGGACGCCATGGACGGCGACACGGGATGGGTGGCTCTGAACAAGATGCGCGACTCCAAGCTGGCGACGTGCGTTGACATCGGCTGGATGATAAGGAATGACGAGGAACGAGTCACGATCATGGGGTCGTGGTGCCTGGATCCGCAGGAGGACGAGGACAAGGACAAGGAAGGGGGACGATACATCACCATACCGAAAGGATGGGTGAAGAAAATAGAATACCTCAAGGTTGATCTGTTGAACTTCTGATGAAAATTATGGACAAATATGAGATTAACGTGTGGAAGGACGCCGAGCTTCTGAGCAAGGAAGTTCTCACTTTCGCTTCCAACAAGGAATGCTACGACTACGTAATGGACAAGCACTACGCTCCGGGGACCTGGACTGGATCACACCAGAACAAGAACGGAGTGACTCTTAACAGACCACCACTTGGGATCAGGATAACATGGGCCAGACGCACCAAGGATAATTATATATACAAGCCTAAAAAACTGACGGCCGAGGAGAAGAAATTGCAGCGTGAGCTTTATGACTCAATAACGCCTGAGACGATTCAGGAGTTGGGGCCTAATGAAATGCTGGCTAAAGTGAGAAAGAATTACGGACCTAATCCAAACGCGACGGGGTATAGTGAATTTCCAGGGAGGAGGCCAAAGACGTATATTGATGGAATGACAGGTGAAAAATATACTAAAGATGATTAAATAGTGAAAAAAATCTTTAAAATAAGTTTTGGTGGGTCTTTAGTTAGAACTATTATCTATACAATTGGACATATGTGCATAGCAATAACCTGTCTTATGCTTATTGCTGATGTAAATTTTAAACAAGCTTTAACAGACGCAATTGTTGAGCCATTGCTTAATGGAGTATGGTACTTTGTTTTAGATAGATTATGGATTAAATATACAAAGGATGATTAAATTAGGACTAACGCCGAAGCAGAAAAAAGTGTATGATATAATCGTGGACTTCATAAAAGCTAACGGATATTCCCCCTCATACGAGGAGATCAAGCAGTTGATCGGCTCGAATTCAAAGAGTCATGTTCACAGGTTCGTCCATCAGCTGAAGCAGCGTGGATGGATCAGTTTTGGAAATGGCAGAAATCGGTCAATTTCAGTGATATGAAGTTAATGTATAGGGATCACCAGGGAAAAAAGATTTTTTATTTTTTTAAATACCGGGTATATGGTGGCACCATGGCACCTTTTGCTGTTAATCCTTATATTTCAACCGTTTGGAGGGTGCCACCTAGGTGCCACCTGTAGACAACGTGAGGGGCTTTTTTGAAAATGATAAAAATAAAATCAGAAAAAATAACTCTATTACAAGGACTTAGATGGTTGATCCACGCATAAGTAACATTACGAGTGGTGGCACTTCGGTGGCACCTAAGGACATGTCATTGAAATACCCAAAGGGTGGGGATGGACTGACGGTGAAACAGCGCATGTTCGTTAAGATATTCACGGAGAATGAAGGGAGATTGACTCCCACTGAGTGCGCCAGGCAGGCTGGATATAAGGAAGACAGCGCTAACGTGTCATCTTCATTATTGTTAAACGGCAAGAGGTATCCACGCGTGGTGGATGCGATCGTGAAGAGACGTGCGGAGATTGAGAAAACACATGAAGTTAAACTGCAAAAACATGTACAGGAATTGGCCAGGCTTCGCGAGAAATCTCTCGTGGAGAAGTCTTTTAGTGCTGCTGTTAATGCTGAGCGCTTGCGGGGTCAAGCCGCAGGATTGTACATTGACAGGAAAGAAATCAGAACAGGGACTATTGATTCTATGTCCCGTGAAGAAGTTCTAAAACAATTAAAGGAATTAGGATTAGATGGAAAATTTAAAAAAGAAGGTAATCAAACTGTCCTTTCGGTCGAAGAGAAATCCGATGGCGAAGGACTTAAGGACGTCACCGAAGTGGAAACAGAGGGTAGTGAAAGACAAAAAGAAGTATGACCGTAAAGACGGAAACAAACTTTTGGAAGAGTGTAAAGAGATTGTTGGAAAATGGTGATGAGAAATATCTCATTTCCAGGATTGAAAGCTATGTTACTCCAGGATTCCCAGATTGCATAATATTTCACAATGTTACAGGATTCTTCACGCTTGAACTGAAGATAGTACAAGCTAACAACAGGGTACGAATCTCACCCCTTCAAACAGCATGGAATAAATGGTATGCAGGCTACGGAGCGCCTGTATTCATACTCGTTAACTTGCCCAAGGCCCCTGGGGGGTCTAGGGTTAAACTGTTTTCAGGGGCCGAGGCCCAAGACTTACGCGAAAAGGACATAGATTCAGTGCCCGGGTTGTACGAAGGGCCGCTCGCGCAGCTAGATTTCTTGAAACTCCCAAACTCCGTTTTTAATAAATAATATTGGGCCGAGGGCCGCGGACCGCGCATGACGCACCGGGCGCGCGATCCTTTTCCGCCTGACGGCAAAACTCCCGAAACTCCCGGAAATCAGCCAATCCTTATTTGGGCTGTTCACCAGCAGTTCCCGGGCCCATGTCACCCGCAGCTCGGCAAACTCCTAAACTCCGCGGAAATGCTTAACATCTTATAAGGGTCGATGACCTGCAGTCCGGAAGCCCGGGGACGCTGCGCGCCTCCTGAAAATAGTTCAAATGAGTTCTTGCTTTGTGGATAAGTTTCTGATATAATAAGAACAGAAATAGAGTGGAGCATCTCGTAAATTGTTGCCTTGATGGTTGAGTTTAAACCTTTGCTCTGTTTCTAGAAAGAGAAGGTTACTATGGTAGTAGACGACACGATAGCACAAGCACTCAACAGAGTGGCTGACGCCATTGAAGAGAATGGCGAAACTTTAAAAAGAATCGCAGACCATTATGACGGGGTTGTTCCTGTTATGACACGCAACGCGAAACGAGCAGAAGTAATGGCTGAAGAGCAAGAGAAAGGATTTGCACAGGGGATAAAAGATATGTTCGCCCCACAAGAGCATTAAACTCCGAAACTCCCCGAGTTGTGCACAACCTGTGGATAACTTGGGGATAAGTTCCGGGGCGCACCGGGGTACCGGGGACTGACTTGGTTAAACTCCCAAACTCCTCAAATATACATTAACTATTTTGGGGGATTTCGGTGAGTGGGTCAGTCGCACCGGGCGCGCCCGGCGTTTACTTCACGGAAATAGAATGGCGGAAAACAGCCAGTTATTTATTTCGCCCGGGCTCTTGACAGGAGATGCCTGGATGCGTATATTAAGAAGAGGATAGAGAAAGAGAATAAGAATGCTACATTTCCTAGTTTTATTGTTGATACCTGCCAAAATTGCGTTGGTGGTCGTGCTGGTTTATTACGTGCTGCGCCTCCTGATGTATCCTTAAACTCCTGAAACTCCCGCAAATTGCCAACAATTGAAAAGAGGACCCGAGGTCCTGTTGTCCCGCAGGGCGCGCAGCGTCTCCCGGGCTTCAAACTCCTGAACTCCCAGAAAACTGCCAATCTATTTTGAAGCGTGGATCTCGGAGCTGGTTACCGGGATCCCGGCTTCCTCCCTCCTGACTGGAAAAGTTATCCACAGGAAAAGGCATTGATTACGATTCGGATTCGTGTTATAATGATGATTGAAATAGGGTTGGTACAGTTTAGAAGAATTCGCCTTACTCTGTTTCATAACAAAGAGAGGTTAAGATGATGAATCCACCTTATCAGAGTTAGAGGTTTTGAGGAACATTTACCTAATTAACAAATGACCAAGTGGCGTGGAGAGTAACTCCACAAAACGAGCAAAAGAATTGATAGGTTGGCACACTTGTAATAATACCTTGGTAGCCCTATCAAGGGGCGAGATAAACGGAGTAATTCGGCTCTTGCCCCACTAAACTCCCTACAACTCCCAATCCGATTACTATCCGCTTTGATATGTCGCAGTTGCGCCCACCGGGCGCGCCCGGGATTTCCTCCCCAAAACATCTCTTGCGTTCCTGAACTGATTGTGTTATAATGATGGTTCATAAAAATTACTCCAAGGGGGCGAGCTCAACACTCGCCCCAAAACTCCTGAAACTCCTCATCAATGCCAACAATAAGATGACTAATCTTGTCAGTCGCCCGGGCAGCAGGTGAAGGACTTCAGTCCTGTGAGTAATAGGCATAAAAAAAGGGGGGATAAATCCCCCCTTCTATCGACTATGGTCAAAGGATAGTATTACATAGTCAAACCCATTCTTTGTAATAAATAACCTACTTCGGATTGCAAGTGAACTAACAAGTCTTTCCTGTTGCTAGTATCTTTGGCTATCCATTCAATTATAGCATTACATAACACGCCACTAATTAGTTTCCAATCTAGACTATCCTTGTTTGGAACTTTGCTAATAAGTGTTTCCAAATCGCCAACAGCGTTTTGATCTTTGGTGTATTCTATCACCTCTCTTAAAAGAGGTGATATGTCAACTGCATTAACTGATTTAATCGGCACTATATCTTTAGTCATACGGCAACTCGATTAATATCAAACACAGTATTAGGATTTATACTTGCCCATCGTTGATGTTCTGGAAGTAATCCAGCACCAACACGAAAAGCAAGAACATAATCATCGTGTTCTTGAAAGTTCTCTTTGTTGGCTATTGGGTCGTGAGTAAATCGCCAAGCATATTGACCAAGTATGCCTCGTTTAATCTTGGCAACTTGTCCATTATTCTTAATCCATTTACAACTGAAGAAACCAATACCAACAGTAGTTTTAAATTCTTGTTTAGTCATTTACTATCCTTTCTATTTCTAATTATCTTATGTCATAGTTTAATATCATTGTCTTGTTGTATTATTGCAACAGTGTGGACAACCTGTGGATAAGTCGCCCGGGCTATGTAGTAGTGTTGCAGAATTACAACACAAGTCTGGCGCCCGGGTGCTGGCTCGCTTCGCTCGCCCGGTCCGTACTCCAGACTCCCCAATCTCCGACCCCCAACCCCCCCTTTTCAACTGGGACTCCTACAGTTTTCCGGTGGCGAGTTTGAGGGTGACAATCACCCCCTAAAACGTTATAATTGCAAAGGGGAAAAATTTTTAAAAAATGGAAACCGTTTTATGGTCACCAGGGTATTAGCTAAGGGGATTTTATCACTTTTACGCGAAGGTAAAAAAATTCGTGAAATAGCGATGAAATTACCGCATACGGCGGATTATGTGAGGAGAGCGCCCATAAGGCGGGGAAAAATAATCACTGAAAGAAAAGGGTCAAATTACAGACTGGCAGCTGGGGATGAACGATATGATAAATTTCTAAAGGATTTTTCAAAACAATATAAGACTGCCGGTGGTGATGATTTCAGTGAAATGAAGAAGGGAATGGTGGGAATTTCTCCAGATTTTTGGCTTAGGACTCAACAGAACGCGAAAAATAAAGGATTGATCACGTTAGCCGACACCAGAAAGGTCCAGCACCGAGCATCCAAGAGAAGAGACGTAAGTAGCCCTCAATATCAAGAAATGATCAGTCTTAGAGTAGATAAAAGAAACGCCTTATTAAGTATATGGAAAGATATAACGAACGAAGCCTCTAGGGACCCAAGTGGTGTACCTATTCTATCTAAAAACGCTTTTTATCCTATAAACACTATTCCTAGGTTGAAGAAAAAATTTCCAGAATTGTTTAATAATGTTGAAAATGACAGATTGGGAAGAAGAAAAATATATGGTTTAGTTGAATCCACTGTTGCCCATGACAAGTTGAAATATCCTAAGTTCCGTCCAAAATTAGAGAAGTGGGAAGAGGAACAGTATATGGCTCGTCAAATAAATAAATTTACGGGTGAGCCATCGAGCAAGATTGATAGGCAATACTGGACGGATGTGTATAGGTCAAGGCCACCTGATTTCAGAACCGGAGTCCCTACTAATGACGTCCCTAATTTTTTAAGATTCATAAATTCTCAAGGCGCTTTGGACCCTGCCTCTCCATATTTTTTCAGAAAGCATCCTGAATATATTGAATATGCGGTAATGAGAAAGGCTCAGCGTCCACAATTTGATTTGTCACATACTATGCCAAGTTTAAATCCTGAAGGATATTTTCCGGCTCCTTCGAGAAACGTTCCTTTTGGTGGTGGAGACCCCATGAATATGCACTTTATTGGAGCCAGGGCCAACCAACATTGGCAGCCAACATACGAAAGATTGATTTATCAAGCTTTGAAAAATAAAGAATATCATAAAATTCCAATGTACGAGAAAGAAATGATAAAAAGAAACATCGTGACAAAAATTATGGATCCTTATACAGGAAAGGAAAGAGTGTATGGAGGATGGAAGGAATTTGGATTTAGTCGTGGAGGGATAGCCTCCTTGAGGAGACATTAATGGAAACCGTTTCTAATCTGGAAAACCTGGATACGAACACGCTTAAGCTGATCCTTAGAAACGCTCTTGTTGAGCGCCAGGAGGACACTCAGGCTGATTTTTTAAAATTCGTTAAGGCCGTTTGGCCCGATTTTATCGAGGGGCATCACCATAGGATTTACGCGGAGAAATTGAACCGCGTCGCGAGCGGCGAGCTCAAACGGCTCATCGTCAACATGCCTCCGAGGCACACCAAGTCGGAGTTCGCCTCACACCTCTTTCCGGCGTTCTTCATGGGTAGACACCCTAAGGCAAAACTGATACAAACAACGCATACGGGTGAACTGTCCATTCGCTTTGGGCGAAAGACAAAGAACCTATTGGAGTCCGAAGAATATGCTAAAGTATTTCCTGGTGTCCATTTGGCGGCTGATTCTAAAGCTGCTGGTCGTTGGGAGTCGAATCATGGCGGTGAGTATTTTGCTGCTGGTGTCGGTGGTGCAATTACCGGTCGTGGTGCTGATCTTCTTATCATTGATGATCCTCACTCCGAGCAAGACGCGCTCTCACCTACAGTTTTGGAGTCTCATTACGAGTGGTACACTTCTGGCCCTCGTCAGCGTCTTCAGCCTGGCGGCGCTATTGTACTAGTCATGACGCGTTGGTCCATCAAGGACCTGACTGGAAAGCTTCTTGAAGCACAGGGAAAAGAGGCGATGTCCGACCAATGGGAGATCGTGGAGTTTCCAGCCATCTTGAACGAGAAGGCGATGTGGGGAAATTTCTGGGACATGGACAACCTCATGAAGGTGAAGGCGTCGATTCCGCTCACGAAATGGAACGCGCAGTGGATGCAGAATCCAACCTCGGAAGAGGGTGCGCTGATCAAGCGTGAATGGTGGAAGACGTGGGAGGAGGAGAAGATTCCTGAATTGGAGTTCATCATCCAGTCCTATGACACGGCGTTCTCGAAAAAAGACAGCGCCGATTACTCGGCGATCACCACGTGGGGCGTTTTCCGCCCTGATAATGACAGTCCGACGGCCTTGATTCTTCTCGACGCGAAGCGTGATCGGTGGAACTTTCCGGAATTGAAGAAGGTGGCTATGGAGGAATACAAGTACTGGGAGCCGGAGATGGTTCTCATTGAAGCGAAGGCCACTGGGATGCCGTTGACGCATGAGTTGCAAAAGATGGGAATCCCTGTTATAAACTTTACACCGTCGAAAGGAAATGATAAGCATTCAAGGGTGAACAGCGTGGCGCCGCTTTTCGAAGCCGGAGCCATATGGGCGCCTAAGAAGACTTTCGCCGAGGAAGTGATTGAGGAATGCGCGGCGTTCCCGTTCGGCGACTATGATGATTACGTGGATTCCACCACGCAGGCCCTCATGCGTTACAGGCAGGGCTATCACGTTTCACTGAAGGATGATCTGAAGGACGAGTCAATTGAACGTGACCCTAGGGGGAGGGAATACTATTAATGGCAGATTACGACATACTGGAAAATTGGGAAGGACCAACTACAGAAAATAAAGACTGGAGAAAGAAACTCGATAAAGGAATACGTGAGGATCTTTCGGAAGGAATGATTGAATCCCCAATATCGGAAGGGCCAGGAAAGTATGACTGGCTTTCGGACGTGGGAGATTATATCACCGATGATTTTTTAGAGGACTTAGGCGGAGTTGGCGACGTGCTGGGAGATATGGAGTGGGGCAAAGTAGGAATCAACTCACTTCTGAACACGCCTGAAATGCTTTTGGATTTGGCGACATTCTGGCCACAGGCAGGATGGCAGGCCGGAAAATTTTTGTCAGGGGAAGAACCGGAAAACTTTTTAGAGAATAAACCGTGGATTCCTTATGATGAAACTGAATCATGGAAAGAGGGAAAAGGAATTGAGGCAGAAAAAATAGCTCAAGAGAGTCTCGAGGCTCTTGGAGCAATTCCTTTGTACAGATATTTATATAACCGCTCACCGCAGATTGCGCAAACAATAGCCAGAAACTGGATGCCTTTCATGCATGGAGTCGCTACTGATTTTGGAAGTGACCTTAAAAATTATTACAGAAAAATTAAAAAACCTATAAAGTTAACCAAGGGTGCTCCACAAAAAGTTCTAAGTTCATTAAAGAATGCCCTTTGGAGTCCAGGAACAGCTCGTTCTTTGGGCCAAGGAGCAATAACAGGTGGAATTGGAACATTCTTAAGTACCTTATTACATTCAAAACCGGCTTACGGCGCGTTGGATGATCCAGGTGGGGCAAACTATCAAGGTTCTTACGCCGATCGAATACGAGACAATATTGATTTCTCCGCGCCAAGTCCAAGTTTAATTCAGGACAGCGATCCAGTAATCTTCGATGAATACGTCTCAGAACGAATAAGAGAACCACGAGACGAGCGACGCGTACCGGGACCTTGGAACGAGTTTAGGGGCTAGAGATGTCTTTACCCTTTCTCGTAAGAGCGATACTTCGCAATACAAAAAGTTTAACTGGAAAGAATACTACTGACGCTGCCTTAAACTTATTCAACAAGGGTTACAAGGGTGTTTTTAAGAAAGAAATTCCCCCCACATCTAAGGACTATGTAGGATTATCCTCTGCTTTTCGTAACGCAGTTAATAGGTCTGAAACTAAGGGAATCATAAAAAAACAAACTGTTAGGGAAGCAGCTCAAGTTACTGCTGAAGGAAAAAGCGCAAAGCATAGATTGCATCCTGAGCTCGCTGAAGCTCAAAGTAAAAAACAAAGTAAGTCTCGTAAAAAAAATATTGCTGAGGGAAAAGGAATGAATTTACCTCACCAGAAATCATCAACTCGTAAATTAAGTGGTTCCACGAGAAAATGGGTTCCGCAGCTTGACGCTTATATTAATCCATATACCCAGAATAGAGGAATCCATGAAGTCATGGAACAGGCACTTCGTCGTGACAAGCAGAGAGGTCTTCTTGACATTGCGTTTGGGAAGGGAACCAAGGATCAAAAGAAAAAAAGACAAGTGCAGTTTTTAAAACAGTTCCAGAAAAATCTTCTTGATGATGAATTCATGGGTAATTACTTAAGAGCAGCGACTCCTTATGGGAAAAAAGCGGGGCGCTATTTTAAAGAGGATTTTAGTAAACTTTCAACTGATGAACAATATAAAGAAGTAGTCAAAAATTATTTAAAATCACGAGGACACTCTGATAAAGAAATTACGGATTTATTTCCTACAAGATTTGCCACCACAGGACATATTCCTCCTGTTAGGGAGTCCTACGCCGATTGGTTAGGCTTTGGGAATAAAGCTTCTCTTGAAGCGTTTGAGCAATCAGCGAACCCTAGAATGTGGAACCCTGAATTTGGACTTGTGAATATAGCGAAAGGCACATCTGATCCTTGGATCTTTAAGGCGGCGCAGAAAAATAAACTATCCCCGGAAGGACTGGAGCAGGCAAGACACATGTATGATGCTTTTGGAATTAAATCCCTTATTAGGGGAAAACCGATTGGAACACATAATTTGGAAAGACAGGCTAATTTAATTGACTGGGCCACGGGGACTCCATATCAAACCAAGCTGTTTACGGGAAGGCCAGGAACAACAGATGTGGATAAAGCTAGAAGAATGTTTAAACGAATGCTTGAAAGAGGCGATATCACTTATGAAGAGATTTTTGCGGCAATGCATAAAGGGAAGTATCCGGGTTTCCAAGCCGGTGGACTGGTAGGCATAGGATCGAAGATCCTAGCCAAGCTCGCCAAGAAGCTTTCCGAGAAGGAGCTGAAGATGCTCATGGGCTCGCTCTGGAAGGGCGTTGATCCCAAGCAGGCGCCACACTACAAGGCGTGGGCGAAGAAGCGTTGGGGTCCCGGCTACAAGTGGCCCTATCAGAAATCCAGGGTTAAAGGACCGGAAATGAAGAAATCACACTACGCGTCCCTCTCCGATCAGGCGAAGGAAGATCTTAGAAAGCGCTACGCGAAGCGTCTCGCTGAATACATCGCACGAAAGAAGAGGGGACAGTAATGGTAATAGGACCTATATCAAGACGGCTTTTCATGAAGGGCCTAGGCGCACTCGCCGGATCCAAGGTTCTCCCGAAGGGACTCGCTGACATCACCACGAAGGAAGCGGTCAAGAAAATACCTTACGCACCCCCGTGGGTGGGAAATCTGGTTAACACATTACAGCGCACACCACTTCATACAGCTGACTTTAATTTTGCTAAAGTTGGAAACAAAGCAATTGCCGCTAAAATTGGATCAAAGACAAAGAAGATCTATGGCGGCGGAACAGCGAAGGAAACTCACTTCAGGGTTAAGCCCGCTGCAAGCAGGGTGGGCGAGAATCCCAAGCTTGGCATAGAAGGACAAAAATGGGATGACATCGTTTTAACGGAGGAGCCAGGACAAACTTCCATAACCTGGAAGAACAAGGATTTTGACGGCGGAAACGACCAGCACATCGTCATTGACCACAAAAACAAGGAAACAAGATTCGTTGACGACAACTGGCACATGGAGGCTGGTGGCGAGGACATCGCCAAGGACGACTGGATTGAATACGCGTTTCAAACGGATAAAGGAAAGCTTGAAAAAGAACTGGGAGTAATGAAGGGTGACGTGGATGACATGATGGTGGATTACCAGTCTGTCAATCCCATGGATGAACACTACGCGGACATGTTTCAAGAGTATGTTGATTCTTTCTCGCCTTCTGGTAATATGTTCGGTACAGTT